GTGATCACACGGTCAAAAAGAACAAACCCAAGAAATGACTTTAGCTACATACAACTGGCCCCGACCACACGGATACACTCCGTTCGCCCATCAAGTTCAAACTGCAGATTTCTTGACTAAACACCGAAAGGCGTTCTGCTTCAATGAGCAGGGTACAGGTAAGACTGCGTCAGTTATTTGGGCAACCGACTACCTCATGACACGGGGTATCTTGAAGCGGGTCTTGATTGTTTGTCCACTCTCGGTGATGAAGGCCGCATGGCAAGAAGACTTGTTTAAGTTTGCCATACACCGCAGGGTCAGCGTTGCGCATGGAAGTGCGAGCAAACGCAAAGAGATTATTCTTGGTGGTGCTGAGTATGTCATCATCAACTTTGACGGCGTTGAGATTGTTAAGAACGAGATAATTCAAGGCGAGTTTGATTTGATCGTGGTTGACGAAGCGTCAGCCTATAAGAATGCACAGACCAAACGATGGAAAGCGATGAGGGATTTGGGTAAACATGTGTTTGGCTTGTGGATGTTGACAGGAACGCCAGCCGCCCAAAGCCCTGCGGATGCTTACGGATTGGCAAAGCTCGTGAACCCCAAGGGTGTACCGATGTTCTTTGGTCAGTTCAAAGATACAGTCATGGTGAAGGTCAGTGAATTCCGGTGGATACCTAGACCGACTGCCGACAAGGTTGTGCACCAAATTCTTCAGCCCGCCATCAGGTTTGAGAAAGCTCAATGTCTGGATCTGCCACCGCTTACATATATTGATCGAGATGCACCACTTACGCCGCAGCAGTCGGTGTACTACAAGAAACTAAAGAGTCAGATGCTTATCGAAGCAGCCGGTGAAGAAGTCAGTGCCGTCAATGCCGCATCAATGTTGACTAAATTACTGCAGATTTCATGCGGTTCAGTGTACACGGACACTGGAGAGGTGGTTGACTTTGACGTATCGAGTCGGATGAAAGTGGTTAAGGAAGTGATTGACGAGTCGAGCCACAAGGTTTTGATCTTTGTGCCGTTCAATCATACGATTGATTTGTTAACCAAATACCTAACTAAGCAAGGTATTACGAACGATATTATTAATGGCAACGTGAGCGCCAATAGACGTGCAGAGATTGTCAGAGAGTTCCAAAGCAATGCAGAGCCAAAGGTACTTGTCATTCAGCCACAAGCCGCATCTCATGGTTTAACCTTAACTGCCGCAAACACAATCATATGGTATGCTCCATGCACGAGTGTTGAAACGTATCTTCAAGCAAACGCAAGGATCGATAGACCCGGACAGAAGAATCCGATGACGATCGTACATGTAAGAGGTAGCGCTGTTGAAACCAAGCTCTATCAAATGTTGCGCAACAAGATCACCGACCACTCCAAAATAATTGATCTTTATAAAGAAGAAATTTTACAAGAAGACTTGACAATGTCTAATCAAGACATATAATATCAAGACCATAACAAAGAAAGGAACTAAATTATGGACGATACTGTTCAGGAGGAAAGACCCCCCGTTGATGTTGACAAACTTGCACAAGCGTATATCAAGATGCGTGATGCACGTTCTGTTATCAAGCGGGAGTGGGAAGAGAAAGATAAAGAGATCCAAGCACAGATGGATCTGATCGAGCAAGCACTGCTTGATCTTTGCAAAGACCTAAACACCAACACACTTGGCACAAGTCACGGCACTGTTATTCGTTCGGTTAAGTCACGGTACTGGACGAATGACTGGGATTCTATGTATCGGTTCATCAAAGAACATGGTGCGTATGGCCTATTGGAGAAACGAATTCAGCAAACGCATATGAAAGAGTTTCTACAAGAGAATCCTGATGTTTATCCCGAAGGGTTGAATGTTGAGAATCAGTTTACCGTGGTTGTTAGACGTAAAAAGGAAGAATGAAATGAGTAACGTAGCATTATTTAACCAAGACTTACCCGACTTTCTGCAATCTGCACCAGTCAGTGAGTTAACCAAAAACTTGGCCGGTAAATCCGGCGTCCCCCGCATTGTGCCTAAGAACGGAATCTTCCGTAAGATGCTCGGCACCGATGAGCAAGGCAAAGTTAAAGGCGATTTGGAAGTTGTGATTATCAACGCTTCACCAAAAGTGGGACGTATTTTCTATGCGAAAGCATGGAATCCTGAGTCAGAGCCAACATCTCCCGACTGCTTTTCCAACGACGGTCAAACACCCGACAAAGGTTCAACCAATCCACAATCTGAGCGTTGCGATTCTTGCCCCAACAACATCAAAGGTTCAGGTCAAGGCACATCCAAGGCTTGCAGATACACACGCCGTATCGCAGTGGTTCTTGAAGAAGACTTTGGTACTTCACTAGAAGGCCGAGTCTATCAGATGAACTTGGCATCCAAGTCTTTGTTTGGCGAGAGCGTCGGAGACAACAAGTTTGTTTTTGAAGACTACACAAAACATTTGGCAAACAACGGCAAGAGCATCGAGCACATTGTCACCTCGTTGAGCTTCAATGAGAACAACGACAATCAATCTATTTTGTTCACGCCTATGCGCTATATCACTAAAGATATTCACGCAGTCACAAGTAAGGCCGCCGCTAAACCCGAAGTGCAGAAGATGGTCATCATGACACCATACGAAGCACAGGCAAGTGGTATGAAGGCGTTGCCCAAAGCTGAGCCAAAAGCTGAAGCGGTTCAAGAGCCAATCCAAGAGCCAGTCAAACGCCCTAAAGCTGAAGCCCCTGCGGTTGCGCCCAAGAAAGACTTGGACGATGTTCTTAAAGCATGGAGTGAGGAATAAGTATGAGCTACGGCTACAGTCAACGTTTAATTGAAGCGAATAAAGTAGCGGGTGATTCGTTGGGTGTAGCCCTTGGCCGTTTGTGCATTGAACGAAGCATTCCAGTCAATACGGTTGCCGAGTACCTCGGTGTAAGTCGTGCTACGATTTATAATTGGTTTTGGGGTTCAACACTCCCAACCAAAGGCCACAGTGAACTGATTGTTTCGTTCATGCGTCAGCACAAGAAACGGAAGTAAGCATGTTTGATCTACTAGATGCTGTTCTACCAGCAGAGGGTAGGTACTGCGTGTTTGGCTTGGGTAAATTCCCAGACCAGCGCTTCTGCGATACACGTGCTGAAGTTGATGTAATAGCGCAAGAGTTTGTCAAAAACAAAGTCAATGCTTTCTATGGCTGTGCCAAGTATGGGGAACTGAACAACAGGACTCATGCGAACGCACAGTTCTTTAGAGCACTATGGGTTGACATTGATTGCGGTATTGCAAAAGCTGCTGAAGGCAAGGGCTACGCTACGCAAGCGGAAGGGTTAGTTAGGTTCAAAGAGTTTGTTAAAGCCGCCCATCTACCTACGCCAGTCGTTGTAGATTCAGGTTATGGCATCCATGCATACTGGTTGTTGGAAGAAACAATACGCCGACCTGAGTGGGAAGCATTGTCCGACAGACTTGAAGAGCTGTGCAAAGAGCATGGACTCATTGTTGACCCTGCTGTTTTTGAAGCATCCCGAGTACTTAGAATACCCGGAACTTTTAACTTTAAAGGTGAAGAGCCTGTTGAAGTAAGAGTACTCTACGAAAATTCTTTGCGTGTTCCATACGCAGAGATGAAAGAACTACTCGGCGCCCCCGAGCCTAAAGAAGAACGGCCTGATTTTATCCCGAGGACGATGAGCCCTTTGATGACTCAGTTGGTATCCAACAGAGTGAGACGGTTCAAGACTATCATGATGAAGTCGGTTGAAGGCACAGGTTGTGCACAGCTTTTGCACTGCTTTCAAAACCAAGACACGATCGAATACAACCTTTGGCGCAGCGCGTTATCCATTGCTGCTTTTTGCGTAGACAGAGATACTGCGATCCACAAGATTTCAAAAGACCATCCTGACTATGATTTTAGAGCAACCGAGCGCAAAGCCGACGACGTTGTAAAGACAGGTGCACCGCACCATTGCTCGACATTTGAGAAGAACAATAAAGGATTTTGTGACGGCTGTATGCACAAGGGAAAGATCAAATCTCCCATAGTGCTTGGCGATGAAATTGCCGAGGCCGACGATGAAGATAACACGATTGAGATTGAAAGCGAAGAAGGCACGGTAGAGACGCATCAGATACCTGAGTATCCGTTTCCATTTTTCCGTGGCAAGAATGGTGGTGTGTACCGCCGTTCAGATGAAGAAGAGGGTGATGTAACCCAAGTGTACGAACATGATTTGTACATCGTCAAACGTTTGGTAGACAACAATGCTGGAGAGGTAGCCCTTGTTAAACTGCACCTGCCAAGAGATGGGGTGAAAGAGTTTGTAATTCCACTGACTGCAATCACAGTCAAAGAAGAATTGAGGAAAGCGTTAGCTCACTACGGTGTAGTGTTGTTTGCGAAGCAATTGGATCAAGTGTACATCTACATGATGACATTCATTAAAAACATGCAGGTAGAAAGAAAGGCAGACATTATGAGAACACAATTTGGTTGGGTTGAAGGTGATAGTAAATTCATCCTCGGCGAGCGTGAGATAACTAAAGATGGGGTGTTTTATAGCCCACCATCCCATGCAACAAAAGGTATCGTTGAGCATGTGCATGCCAAGGGCACATTGGAGAAATGGAAAGAAGCATTCAACATGTATGCGTTACCCGGACTTGAGCCCCATGCGTTTGCCGCACTGACTGCGTTTGGTTCGCCCTTGCTGAAGTTCACCGGTATGAGTGGTGCGATCATTAACTTGATTCACGAGAAGTCTGGATCAGGCAAATCAACAGCTTTGTTTATGTGTAACAGCGTATACGGACATCCCGTTAAGCTGGCGTCGCAGTGGAAAGATACACCCCAATCCAAGATGCACCGACTGGGCGTGATGAACAACATCTCCAACACGATTGACGAGATTACGAACACATCCCCACTGGAGTTCTCTGATCTGGCTTACAGCATATCTCAGGGTAGGGGCAAGGACAAGATGCGAGCCGACCGAAACGAGATGCGGGTCAACAACACAAGTTGGAACAACATGACCCTGTGCTCATCCAACGCTAGCTTCTATCAAAAGTTGGGCTCCCTAAAGACTTCCCCTGATGGCGAGTCCATGCGCTTGATTGAGTACAAGATTGAGCCAAGTAATGTGATTGATGTTGCTTTGGGTAAAGAGATGTTTGACCATCAGCTCAGGGAAAATTATGGTCACGCAGGGGAAATTTACTGCCAATGGCTTGTGAATAACCTTGAGGAAGCCAAAGATTTGGTTCGCCAAATCCAAGCTCGAATCGACAAGGAAGTTAACTTTACTGCACGTGAGCGTTTTTGGTCAGCCGTTTGCGCTTGTAATATTGCCGGTGGATTGATTGCCAAGAGCCTTAGACTGCACGACTACGACATGAAGTTGGTTTACAAGTGGTTGGTCAAGATGCTCAATGACATGAGAGAAGACGTGAAACCTCCAGCGGATCTGCCTATTTCAATACTGGGAGACTACATCAACTCACATTTGCCTAACGCTTTGGTTGTGAATGGCGAAGTAGACTCAAGGAGCGGACTCAACAGCGCACCGCTACAAGAGCCAAGAAACGAGTTGCTCATCCGTTATGAGCCCGACACCAAGAATCTTTATGTAACAGCCAAGTCTTTCAAAGACTACTGCGTTAAGTACCAAATTAACCATAAAGAATTACTGGTCAAACTAAAAAATCTAGGTTTGTACAAAGAAACTATTAATAAGCGCATGGCCAAGGGCATGAAGGTTGTGTCTCCTGCTGTACGAGTATTGATGTTTGATGCTTCATCAACAGAGTTTTTACAGATCGAATATGAAAATAGAGACGGTGAGTTATCAGATCAACTGGAAACGGTTTAGGAAGGGAACTTCTTTCTTCATACCCTGCATTGATGTCAGAGCTGCCCGTGAAACATTGCACACAGTCACAAAACGGTTAAAGATCGACACGATTTCAAAATGTGTCGTTGAAGAGGGCATAAAGGGATTGCGGGTATGGAGAGTCTGATTTATAATTCAGGCGTTGGCTTCTTGCAGTTGCCGACATTTCTCCTGTGAAAGTTAGTTCCTTTCATCTTTCAACCCCGCCTATGTGCGGGGATTTTTTATGGGCTTTGCCTTTCCCGTTCGTAAAGAGCTTCCCTAGATGGGCGTATTGCTTGGTCTATTAACGGTACATTATGT